CGCCCCACCAGACGCCGACCTCGCCTGCAATATCGGCATAATCTCGGAACCGGTCACCGGCATTGCGGCGGCGCATCTCGGTGTCGGAGCGTGTGAGCGTCAGGGCGCGGGTCAGGCCGCGCGCGGCGCTGGCCAGTGTGACTGTGGCCTCGCCCGCTCCGCCAACTTCACCCGTTCTTATCTTGACCTCGTCGACCCAGCCGCGAAACACCCGGATCGGCTCGGCGATGAGCTGACCCGTCTCGAGCGACAGCAAGCCGCGGTGCACCTCGGCCGGGGCCAGCCGCGTATCATAGCCGCGCAAAAGCAGCGCTACCTCGGGCGTCAGCGGGCTGAGCGTCGCTTGCAGCATCCGGACCTCGAGCCCGATGCCGGCGCGGATGGGTTCCACGCCAATGAGCGCGCCCGCGCCGTAATAGGTGCGGTTAACGCCATCGATAGCGATTGTGAGATGATCATCGCCTTGCCACAGGCCAAGCGCCTCTTGTGCGCCTGTCTGCCGGTTGCGTCCAATGACATGCACCATGTGGCGGCTGGCCACGCCAGTGTGGGCGGAGAGATACTCTGAAGAAGCAGTGTCGAGGATGCGCATGGAAATTACCGTTCGGGTTTGACAGGCTGTGGTTTGTGTATTAAATTACACAAATGTTCGAGGTGCAGCAGACAGCAATATTTGAAGCCTGGATCGATGGTTTGAAGGATATGCGTGCTGTTGCCCGTATCGAAGTTCGGTTGCGGCGGTTGTCCCTGGGCAATGTTGGTGATGCCAAATCCCTTGGGGATGGTGTGAGCGAGATGCGGATCGATTACGGTCCGGGGTATCGACTGTATTTTACACGCCGGGGCGAGCGGATCGTGATCCTGCTCTGTGGCGGAGACAAAAAGCGGCAGAGCGGTGACATCGCTCGCGCGAAACAAATGGCAAAGGAGGCTGACGATGGCACTTGAGACACGTACATGGGATCCGGTTGAGCGGCTTTCATCACCTGAAGCGCAGGACGCTTATCTTGAAGCGGCTTTTGAGGATGGCGATCCTGACCTAATCGTAGCGGCGATTGGGGATATTGCCCGTGCCCGTGGCATGACTGAAATCGCGGCTTCCGCAAATGTCAGTCGTGAGGTCATGTATAAATCCTTCCGACAGGGCGGCAATCCGACGTTGAGCACGCTGTCACAGGTGGCACGCGCTCTTGGCTACAAATTGACTTTCCAGCACACAGTCTAGCAGTAAGCGAGTCACCGTAGCGTTTGAATAAAGTCGAAACTGGCCCCACGACTGATCGCCTGACGTCCTGATCCGTAACTCGGGTCGGGCAGAAGCCGTGCCTTGCAGGCCGGTCGGACCAAAGAGACCGGCAATGGGGCAACAGCGCCCGGGCGCAGGTTGGGCACCACTTCCAGCAAGGGTGAAAGACCAGTGCCGGAGGCTGTGCCACCCACCACAATGCGGTGCAGCGCATGGCGAACGGGGCTGCTGCCATATTCAAACGACAGCATATCGCCCGACGACAGCACATATCCGCTTGGCAGCCCGGTGATGCGCAGCTCGCGCATATTGCTGGCTACCGTGTGGATGGTGACCGTGCGGCTGCCAAGGATCAAACCGGCAGGATCGCTTGCCGGGCCGATGTAGCGCGGATCATGGCACCGAAATGTCGCCCCTGGCTGATCCATCAGTGCCAGTAGCGCCTCCATTTGCGCATGGCGCGGATGGTTGGCCTGCGCGAGCCGGATTGTGCCTGTCCACAGCGATGCCCCAAGGCTGGCGCTGATCACTGTGCCGTCGCCAAGCCGCGTGTGCTCTTGCGGGTGCGACAGCCGGAACGTCACCTCCTCAACGCGCAGGGCACCGAGAAATTGCGGATAAGTCAGGGGATAACTCAGCGCCATTATCCGCTCCGCCTTGGGTCTTGGCTGACGCGCGCCACAGTACGCGGTGCAATCAGTCGGTCATATTGTTGCAGGCTGCCTTGGACGATCTCGACGGATTGAGCCCCAGCCCGCTCCATGATGCTGCCCATGAGGCCTTCGCCAAGCTCGATGCGCACACGCGACATCCCACCGCCGCCTGCCCCGTATTGCGCGGTCTCGCGCCGGTTCAGCACCCGCTCGCCGCGCTGTAGGATCGTGGGGACTTCATCCGGGCGCAGACCTGCCATGCCACCTGCGTGCATGCGAGGTGCGCCGGCAAAAGCCATGGCAGGCACCGAGCGGGTATAACCCGAAAGGCCGACCATGCCGCCGGTGTGCGATACAGCTGCGGTGACGCTTCCTCCAATATCTGGGCCTGCAAAAGCTGAGCTCAGGGCGTTTGCGATTGGGCCCAGCACGGATTTGCGGAATTGCAGCACCGCAAGGTCCGTCAGGATTGAGGCGATCAGCCCCTTAAAATCGACCTTGCCTGTCTTCACAAAGTCCCGAAACGCGCCTTCTGCTGACCGGAAGGCACCGACCAGAGTGTCGCTCAGGCCCTTGCCCCAATCCATTGCCTGATCCGCGTATTGCGACAGACCTTGGGACACCGCCCGCCAGCCCATGGCGGCAACCTCACCACCCTCTGCAGCATCGGTACCCGCCTGCCGGGCCGCAGCCCCGGCACGGGTGGCAGCCGTCTCTGCCTCTTCTAACTCGGCGGTCAGCACAGCCGCTGAGGCCGCAGCCCCGGTGAGCGCATCTTCACCCTCTGTGTCTGCACCGCTGACTGCATCGCGCAGAGCCTGCCAGCTTGCCAGTGGCAGAGTGGCACCCCTTGCAAGGTCTTCCGCGGCACCCCGGTAGGTATTTGCAGTCGCAAGCGCCTCGCTGGCGATATTATCAAGGCCAAGGTCGGGCACTTGTAGCAGGTCTGTTTCAAACCCGCGCGCAAAGCCCTCTGCCGCGCGCCCGCCGATATCTACGGCTTGCGGCACCACCCGGTTCCATTCGGACAAATCCGGTGGATCAAGCGCCAGCTCTGGAAACCGTCCCCCGATCGTGATCAGCGTGTTCACCCCGCGGGTGATGCCCGCGATCCCGGCCTCCATGGCCTCGATCAGCGTGTTGATCGACAGCGCACCAATGCGCGCAAACACATCAGGTAGCGCGCCAAAGACAGCCTGCACAGCAAAGAACGTGCCTTGGAATGTGTTCACGGCGTTGTTGCCAAAACCTACAACACTCTCGATCGCGGAAGCCATGCCCGCGGCTGCATCGGACTTGATGTCGTAAAACATCGCTGTGGCTGCCGCACCTGCCGCTGAGGCGCCCATCTTGATCCGGCCCCAGACTTCGGCCGCGACATCCTTCAGGAGCGCCAGAGCATTGCCAAAGCCACCGGCGCCACTCACCAGCTTGGTGAACCAGAAGACCAACTCGCCCGCGCCCACGATGAGCGCACCAATGCCAGTGCGGATGATAGCACCGCGCAGAAACACGAACGCCGTGGTCAGACCTTTGACCGACAGCGCCGCGCGCCCCATGGCCAGGACCCAACGCCCGGCCATCAGCCCCACGAAGGTCGCAGCATAGGTGGCGAAACGCGTCAGGTTGTCAAAGGTGAAGCGGATCGCCACGCCAAGCGGGCCTGTTACTTTTGCGAAGGCCACCAGCCTGTTGACCATTGCCTCAAGTGCGGGGGCCACGGCGACGGTCAGTTGATTGGTCACCCCGCGCCACAGCAGCCCTAGCCGCGATATGGCATCGTTGGTCACCTCGATTTGTTCTGCGTCTTGCTCAGAGACAATGACCCCGAAATCGCGCATGTCCTGCGTCGCTTGCCGCAATGTGGCGCTGTCGATGCGCGCCATGGCAATGGAGCCTTCTTCACCAAAGAGCTGACCCGCCACAGCGGCGTGTTCAGCTGCTGGCACAAATTGCGCGATTGCGGCGTTGATTGTGCCGATCCGTTCGTCGAGCGGCATCGCCATCAGGCCCTCAGCTGACAGCCCCAAGCGGTCGAGTGCCGCCGCTGCGGGACCCGTGCCGGCTGCCGCCTGGCTAAGCCGCCGGGTCAGGTCTTTTGTTGCCTGCTCGATGCCTGAAATAGAGACGCCCGCGAGCTCACCTGCGCGCTCCAGCACCTGGATACTGCCCACCGTGGTACCCAGCGACTGCGCCAACTTGGCCTGCGCATCAATCGTCTGCAAACCGGACCGCACCATAGCCGCACCAGCCGCCACCGCAGCGACCGCAGTTGCCGCCGCAAAGACCTTTGCACGGCGCGCGAAGGCCGCCAGCTTGGCATTGGCGATCTCGGTCTCGCGCGAAAGCCGCCCCATGCCCTTGGCACCGGCCTCTCCCACGCCTGTCAGCTCAGCCTTGACCTGTTTGCCGCCTGTCGCGGACAAACGGACACTGACGCGTTTTTCACTCATGGCTGACCTCGATTTGCTGGTTGATCTTGCGCACCATCACCGCCTCAACAGGCGGCAGCATCTCGGCCAGTGCTTTGACTGAGACGCCCAAGGCCGCGCCAAGATGCAGCGCTGCACTCATGTCCCAGCCAGTCACCGACCTGCCTGCGATGCGCATCTGTCCACCCAGCCGGTCCACAATGTCCCAGATCTGCACGCCTTCAAACGTCAGCGGAGCGTTTATGGTTTGCGGGCAGTCCGGGCACGGCCCTGTGCAGGCTTGGCAGTAGGCTGCGCCCCCGCCGAACTCCCAGTCGGCAAGAGCGCAGAGACGTTTTTTTCCTGCTCCAGTAGAAATCCGGAATTGACGTATCTGGTCTGGAACGCTTCAAAGATCGGCCAGACCTCAAGCAGGGCGTCAATGCCCGCGGGCGTGACGACGACGGGATTGCCATCCGCATCTCCGACGCCCTCCCAGTCTTTGATGGCAATCCGCGCGACGGCTTTGGCCATCACCAGCGCCAGATCATCGTTGGTGAGCGTCTCCATACTGTCGCCCAGAGCTGAGATCTGCGGATCGCGCCGTGCAGCAATCATCACCGCGGTGCTCATTGGCTCCACAAACACGCGCACACCGTGGCCGAGATCAAGCCAGTCGGGTGTGTTCGACAGGTTTAGACGCAGCATCACAGCTCCTCTTGTGCGTTGGTCAGCGTGACGGTGCACATGCGCCCCACGCTGGGCGAGACTGCCGCCTGCCAATCAAAGGTTGCCTGCACCCCTTGCGGGCCGCTGATCTCGATGCGCGGCCGTGGTAGATACACAGCATGCGCAGTGAAGGTCAGCCCGACGCCGCCTGCCAGCGCGTAGTCAAACGACATCTCGCAGGCCTCACCATTGATTGCCTGATTGACCAGCGTTTGATCGGCAAAGCGGACCTGCACATTGCCGGTCAGGGCTGCCACAGACGGATCAGCCCCGTCAATGCGGCCGTCCGAGCGGATGGTCTCAATCCGGTCGAGGTTGTTGGCATAGGCTATATCCACCGAGACAACATTGCCGATCGGCTGGCCGTTGCGGGTGATAGCGCCGTTAAAATGACCAAAGCGGATCAGATCGAGGTTGGCCAGATTGCCCGCAGCGTAGCTTGTGCCAAGCGCCTCGCCTTGGGCCACAAGGCTCACCGTCACCGTCAGCAGCCCGGAGCGCGCCATCTGCCAGTTGATGCTGTCGACCATGCAGCCGGAATACATCGCAAAGCGCGGCACCTCGGGCATGCCGGTCTCAATTGAAAAGGACGGCAAAGACCAATTGCCCGATCGGAACTCATGGCTGTAGGGCGCATCTGATCCCGTGGTGACCGGTGCGCCAAACGCGGCCTTGAGCCAAAAGCCGATCGAGGATGCATCGAGCGGGATCACCACATCGCCGTCCGCCGTCACAGCGTCCTTGATTGGCGCCAGCGGATCACGGCCATAGCCCAACAGCTCCGAGCCCAGCAAAGGCTGCTCGGCCCCCAGCGACGTGCTGGCAAACGGAATGCGGGTGAAGCCGCCTGCGGGCGGCGTGCCATAGGTTGTCTCGAACGCCAGCGCCATCTGCGCGCGCGCTCCTTGGGCTCGTGCCATCGTGTCTCTCCTTGAATGTCAGCGTTGTGATGTGATCAGGCCAGCGGATCGCTAATCGCGTAATGCAAGATGATCGGCACGATTGCGGCCTTAATGGTGGCGCCACCCTCGACGGGCAGGTCGACCGGTTCTGGCGCTTCTGCCTCGACCCAATCGCACAGGCCCCGTAGCGTGCGGTCTGCTGCGATGGCCGCACCGATCCGCCCGATGAGCCTGTCAAACCGCACGTCGCGGTCCTCGGCGGTCTGCACGATCACCTCGACCTCGGCGCGGTGCTGGTAGTGATACATCAGCGGTGACAGCGTCACGCCGGGCTCGCCCGGGTTGCCATCGCGCAGGATCATCAGGCCGCTAGGTGGGATGCGTTCGGGCAGCACCTCACCGCGCAGCACCGGCACATGCGGCACAGTGCTGAGCAGATCCGCCAGGGCGGTGAGGATGGTTTCGCGGGGTGTCATCCGGTTTTCCCTTCCACCCAATTTGTTACGATCGCCCTGGGTATCCGATCCTGCGCGGCCCTAGCATCCCGGTCGAGATCGAGCCGTTTGCGCAGCTTCACTTGCGGCACCAGCAGAAAGATCGGCACGGTGGTCAGCCCGCGCCCGGTCTTGGACCGCGAGGCTACGCCGACCCCGCGGGCGTTCAAGCGCCCCTCTGCCACCAGCAGGCTCGGGCCGCGGGGGCGATAGATGAACCGCAGCCGCATCCCACGACGACGCTCCCATTCTCCTGGAGTGATGCGTCCACCGCGCGCGGATTTGCCCGCAGCGGGCGTGGGGATTGCCAGCCAAAAGCCATTGCGCGACCGGATCAGCGGACCGGTGTCATGGGCGCCGAGAACCACGGGTGCCTGTGACCAAACAAGCGCCGCAGCATTCAAGCTGGGCTTGCCCTTGGGGT